TTCGCTCGTACGTGAAAAGTAGGATTTAGGTACGCATGATTAACCGCCAAAATGTTTGAAGCACTTGTACATTATTTTAAAATTGTGAATAAAATCAACACTATACGATTGGTGGGATAAATGGCCGCGCAATCCGATCAAAAGTTGTTTAATACGCCCTCGCGTCCTCTGCTCCGTAAACTACGCAACCGTCCTAAGGGGTCGTCGGTTTCCCTGCCTCCTTTAATGCGTCTACAATATCTTTTATTAATTGAGGTCCACTGTAAACTAATCCAGTGAAAACTTGCACTAAACTTGCGCCTTCGTTGAGTTTTGTTTGTGCATCTTGAGCTGTCATTACACCACCTGACGCGATAATCGCAATGTTACCATTTAAATTTCTCTTTAACAATTTGATAGTTTCTGTTGAAGCGTAATCAAGTGGCTTTCCGCTTAGACCCCCTTCGGATTGTGGCATAGTGTTTGATGCGATTACGCCGTCAATGCAGAACTCTTCCAATGTTTTTGATAAATAAAATATTTGTTTGTTGGATAAGTTAGGAGCTATTTTAATCACAATTGGCGTGTATTTGCCATGTATTAGCTGCAATTGATATTGACTTTTCTTTAGGCCATCAAAAAGAATTTTTAAATAGCTGCTGTCTTTGTGAAATTTTCCTAACGGCACATTCGGACATGAAATATTAATCACAACATAATCTGCCGCTGAATAAACCTTCCAAAACATAGTTAAATAATCGTTAATAGATTCTTTCACCACACAACCATTATTTACCCCAATATTAACCCCTAAAATTCCTTCATACTTAGAATTATTGATTTCAATTAGCAGGCTGTCAACACCAAGATTATTTAACCCCATGTTATTGATTATTGCTTTGTTTGTTATGTCCCTAAACATTCGTGGTTTATTGTTTCCGTTTCGAGCGCATGGGGTTACTGTACCAACCTCGATGAACCCGAACCCCATTTCTGCTAGCGCGTCAATATGAAGCCCGTTTTTGTCCATCCCGGCCGCTAATCCGACGGGGTTTTTAAAATTCAAACCCATCGAAAAAACAGGCTTATCTTCTATTTTTGGATAGACAAGTTTAGACAACCCGGACATATAAGTCACGTCAAGAAGCTTCAACGTAACTTCGTGCGCCATTTCTGCATCAAGTTTAAATAATAACGGTTTTAATAACTGATATAGATTCATTATTCACCCTTTAAATTGTCAAATTATTGATTTTTCTTTTAGGCTAATATAACAACCCAAACAAACAACCAAAATATAGCGCACATTATTAAAGTGGTAATTAACATACTGTTTGCTCGTCTTTTGTCGTAGGCAACATAGCTGGCTTTGCAGGTTTGTTTGTTGTTTCTTTAAGCGGCGATTCTGGCGCAACATCCTCTTCTTCAAGTTGCTCTCCGCCCGGCATCAACGGTGGTTCGTCCTCCGCTTCTTTAATCATTTCATCTGTTATATTCGTAAACATTCCAGTTGTTTTCGATTGTTGTTTAAGTTCTTTAAGCGCGGTGGCATGATCTATTACCATCGAGCTTTCAGCCGCACATATTGCACTAACATTTGTGTTAGCTATGCTTGATTTGTCTGCATCGGTTAATTGCCATAGACTTCTAAACTCAATTCCAAAATTGTCAGGGACAGTTAAACCAAGAGAATACGCCATCGCTTTGTAAACATTAGTAACGCCTACTTTAAGTTCTGACTCTTGTTCTTGTCGGACATGGTCATAGTAGTTTCGTATATCGCTGTCGCCTGTGCTGAAACCAGAGGGGGATTGCCCGAAAAGAAGACACATAGGACGACGTAGAGCTCCAGCGCATTGCTCCATAAATCTACCAATAATTTCGCTCAACCCGCCGAAAGCTGTGTGGCTATCTGAAACTAGATCATCGGCGGAGTCAAGAAGCGTCATCCCTTCAATTCCCTGAAATTTGCGCATCATGTCAACGTATTTTATCAAACCGGCTTCCGCAGCACCACCCGTCGCGATAATCTTTCGTAAACCCTCAATTTTGTAGTTACGAATATATGACTTATAAACGAGTTGTGCAGACCCAGTTGTTGCTGAATCAAACGCAATAAGTCGGTCATAAACGCGTTCTAAGATTGATAATCCCCACATATTTTCAATTACCGCTTGCCAATATGGTAGTTTTATGCCTACAAAACGGACGCAACGGCTGTGATGAATCATTTCACCCATCAACGCCTGTGCGAGTGAAGTAATCCTATAAAGACTTGGCAAACCCATATCAGGACCCAGTTCTTTGATCGGTTTGTGGAGTTGAGGCTCTACCATCCATCTGTCAAGCACCAAAAGGCCTTTGAATTGACCTTTTTTAACGGTCTCAACTCTGAAAGGAGTGTTGGCCTTTTGACCGTCTATGAGCATTACAGTTAATGCGCCTCCGTACAAAGTGCCCCATTTTACAACTTCATTTATGCTGTTCCATATTTTCAATCTAACCGCTTCTTTTTCGACCAAAAGAATATCGTCAGGGGACATGTCGCCTGTAATGTCAACACCCGCTCTAGTCATATCGTCTGCTGTCCCATCCACCGCTACCCCAGCTAGCCACGATGACCGGTGCATCCATTCCAACAAAACCCTCTGGCGGGTTATTGGGTTAAATCCATAAGTGCTTGAATCAGTTGCGTTTCCCGTTCCAATTCCTAATCTTGAACTAAAATTCTGGAAGCTGTCGGAAGCTTTCGCGGCGAACTCTTCGCTTCCTACTTTTGTTTGATCTTCTTCAATTGACATTATTAATCTACCTCAAATATTTTAAATAATTCTGAATACAAAGAATTATACCCTAAATCGCCAATAGACGCAAATCCGTTGGCAAAACTGTCACAATTTACGCCATTTTTCATCGAATAATTGATTTTACAGCGTCCATTCGGCAAAAATTCAATCGAAAAATAGTTTTGTTTGTTAAATGCCCAAGTCAATTTGGTGTTTCCGTTATTTTTTAAAATGATGTGCGGGAACGACGGTTTTCTGAATTTTATTAACCAAACTGCATATCTCATAGAATTTAAACTTATTGTTATTTTTGATTCGTCTGCGGCCGCGTTAATGATTTCAGAGAATCGATATTCAATTTTTCGTCGATGTTTGAACCCCTTAATTGTGTATAACAAATCGCTTATTTCTTTACACGCCATTGTTGACATGTAAAGATTGTCATGTTTAGCTGGTGTACACCAATTTGCTATTATTGCATCAGCCTCAACCACAGCATCATCGTAATCAGACATTTCTGCCTTTTTTGAAACCCAGATGCATATGGTAAAGCTGGTCATAGGTTATCGAACCCGCTGTTTTACCTTTCGGACAAAACCAAAATTTATCATGGTCTAATCGATGGTGAATGATTTCATATTCGAGTTCACGGCACATCAATTCTATGTGCTCTTGTCCCACTGATTTCTTAGGTATTTCATCGATAATTGTCATTTCTCACTCCAGTTTTAAGTTTTAAGAACGAGTTATTATTTCACAAATATCCTTCAAAGTCAATCACCAATAATTATCGTCACGACCCTAAAGAACTCCACACACCCATTTCACCATTGACACTGACCAAATCGTTAATCGCATCGCACATCGGGTCAATTTGGTCATCGTGAAGATGACTGTCATCACTTGTAAAAGCCTCACACTCGGCAAGAAAATCGCTAAGCCAAGGCGCGTCGCTCGGCAAATAAACATATCCAGAGGAAATATAACCCAGTATGTCTAAAACTCGCGTATATTTATCCGTCGTACGTTCAATGCCCGTTATCGGAATTAGCGGGTCGACTATTGTTTTTATTTTTTGAATTAGTCCTGTACCAGAAGCCTTGTCTTCTATTTTTAGACCTCTTAGCTGTCCCTGCTCATAAATGTGACTGTGCTTGTGCTTATTCCAAAATGCTATTGTCTGAATTTCTAACTCAGGTGCTTCCCACTTTCCCCTTAACTGATCGATTAAATACGCACGGCCGTCTTGAC